TTGGCACAAGGATCACAAGGGTGGCCACAGCATTTGCTGACAGCCGCTTCGTATGATTTACGCCGTCAAGTCCTAGAAGGCATGGAAGCATTGCCTGACCACATTAAAGTCCACATTCGACCTCTAACTATCGAAGAATCTATTACGGGGATTCCCGGAATTAAGTTTCTAGATGGAGTGAAGTTGTCCAGTGGTATGGGGTTTCCTTTGGGTAAAACTAAAGGGGATTGGATTGACGATGTACTAGACACAGAGGGTAGACTGATTGGTAGAATACCAAAACCCGAACTCAGAAATGAGATTGAAAAGTACTTTGACGCCTGGGATAACGGCCAACGCCGCGTTTCCTTGGGTATTGCCAACCTAAAAGATGAACCGATGGACATTCGGAAAGACAAGACGAGAGTTTTCACCGTCATGGGTGGTGATTTGCACATAGCGTGCGGAACTCTCACAAAGCCCATATGGATGGCTATTATGCAAACTTATCTCACTTCTGAGACTGCTGTTGGCCGTAATCCGTATAGTCCAGATTGGGAAATTTTGTACACACACATGACCCGATTCGGAGAAGACCGCATAATCGCCGGAGATTTCTCCGGCTTTGATAAACGATTGTCAGCTGATGTGTTGATGGCTGCTTGGTGGGTGATCATTGAGATCGCTCGGTGGGCTGGCTATTCAGAGCTGCACTTGAACCGGATGCGCATGATGATGTCGGAGACTCTGTATAGTTATCAGAGTTACGACGGCGCTTTAATCCGTGTGATAGGAAGCTTAATATCAGGAGAGGATGGAACTATCTATAAGGGAGGATTTTGCAATGGACTACTCGTTCGTATGGTTGCTTTCAACTATTGTGACGAAAAACACATTCCATACCCTCGCTTCGATAGTATGATATCTCTCATTGATAATGGTGATGATCAAGGAGGATCGGTCAACCCGAAATACTCAGATCTGGACCAATTGTACATGGCCGATGTCCTTACGCGACATGGTAATAAATATACCAGCGCGGAAAAAGGAGACGTTACGGAAAGATTCACTCCTCCCGAGAAGTTCATCTTCCTACAACGTACCACAGTACAAATCGAAGGAGTTCCTTGGTTGGTTGGTCGTATGACCGAGGACTCACACACAAAATGCCTTGTTCAGTATATACCTTCAAAGGATATTTGCGAACGAGAACGCACGATTGCAGCACTTGGTGTTTATATGCGCGAAGACTTGTTATACGGACGTAAAAAGTTCGAAACTAGTCTAGTGCACATCGGCTACATAGCTGATGTACTGGGAATCAAACACTTGATCCCCGAGCTCAATCAGACGTACGACGAGGCAACTGCCTTGTTGGTCTCACGCTACGGACAAGAGGACGACAACACCGTTTCTGAGGACGGTA